TTCTGAATACCGTTACGAGTAAATTGTGTGACTTCCCCACTGGGCTGACATATGGTCAACAATCTTACTCCGTCCAGCTTGATATCACATAGTTTTACTCCCACCATCTTCTTGGCATGATCATCAGCAGGTTTGGCCAGCTGGCAACTGAACACAGGCACTTCCCATGCCTTACCTGCCTTACCATTACGACTGAGCACAGTGTTTATGGTCTTCTCACTAGTACCACACTTTAGATCTTGTAAAAGTATGCGGCGATACCATGTGTTCCACACAACAGCAGGTGTGTTGTTGGCTGCACATGTGATAGCAGCTCGTGCTGCATTGCCTGATAGTTTGCGAGTGGCCAGCTGATCAGCCAAATGTTTAAACTGATCCCATGTCATGGTGCCTGATGCAGTCTCTGATTCTGGAAGCTGCTTGACGCCGTATGTGGTCAAAACATCCAGAGCCATGCGAGCACCTTCAAAGAACTCAGCACAACCTGCATCAAACGCTTGCTGGATGATGGCTTCTTTGTCCAACCTGCTGTTGGTGGCACCCAACGCTTGTATGACTTGAGCTGCATTATTCATGATGAGGACTCCATTCTGTTGCCTGATTATAACATGAGTTGCATATGTGTCAACAGATTATTCACATACTGTTATGAGTATCAAAGTGTTGTGACACTCCTGGTCATCACTGTACAGGAGCGCCACGAACTGTTCAAACACTCCTGCACCACACGTTGCGCTTCTGCGAGCACACCAGGATCTGCATCTGAACAAACTGTGAGGATGGCTGCTGCTTCTGCAAGCCACTTGCGAGCAAAACCTGGATTGTGTTCAGTTATGCTTGGAGCATTGGATACGATGTCCGCACATTTAATTGTGTGAGCTTGAGCAGAGGCAGCCGCAGTGTGCACAAGATCAATTGCCTTTCTCACACGACGCGGACCATCTGACGGCACAGACACATCAGTAAGGTCTGATACTAGGTCAGCCACCTGGGCACCAAACTCATCCTGAATCTGCTCCATGGTGATGGGCGTATCTTCCACCGTATCATGCAGAGCCGCCGCAGCCAACATTTCAGGAGTGACAGCATTTACAGCATGTTCCAGGAGGAGATCCATCACATGCAGAGGATGCACAATATAGGGCTCATCGCTATACTTGCGACGTTGCCCAATGGATTCATGTGCAGCCGTGGCAAATTGAATTGCCTTCTGCACTAGCGGGTGGTTCTTGGCTTGATTCTTATTCATACAGTCATAGTAGCACAGGTGCATCAAATGTCAACACATTAAGCAGCTTGCGCTTCCAGAGTATGTTTACACTTCTTTTTGAAACCGAACCCTGCACATGGGCACGACCACTTCTTTGTGATTCCATTCTGGATCACAGTGTATGTGTCCTTGCCATTGCTGCTTTTGATCAGCATGACCTTATCCTGCGTGGGCAGGGGTTTATCAAATTTCTGCTTGTTGATGCTCATGATCAAGTGAGGGGCAATAAAATTGTGGGCCTTGGTCTGGCTGTTCACAATAGTGAAATATTCTTTCATCCAAGGCAACCGTGCTACAACCATGCCCTTCAGCACAGTTGTGGGGCCGCAACGATGTTTGGAATCTGGGGCCATGGCATCATGTGCCTGCTGAGTGTCAATTTCAACCTCAACTTGGGTGCCCACTTCTGGAAACTGCATGGTTTGTTCCTTCATCATGTGTGCATGATAACACATATGGAACACACGTCAAGTACTTTTTTATATGTGATATTAAGGTTAGCTTAATGAGAAAAGGATCATTATGCGTCAAGTTTCTGTTTGATACTGTATCCAAATTCCGTCAGAATTTTGAGTAAATCTTTGACAGCTTGCATGTGGGGAGATTGAGCTTGTGGTGGTAAACTTTCCCAAGGCTGTAACCAGGGATGTGTCTTGTTTTTGACACTCAAATGTGTGCCATATGACCATCCTTTTTCCAGCTTGTCCTGCATCCATGTGTTATGTTGCGCTTTACACCATGCATCCATGACTTGTGCAATTTTATGTTCAGGTATGTCTGCATGTGTGATGGGCACAGTATGATCAGCTGGCTGACTGTAGTCTATCACAAAGTCTGTGTGAGGAAAACATGCGTCCCAAGCATGGGAGATCTTGTAAACTTCATGATGTACCAGATCTCTCACTAATGGTATCACATAAGTTTGAGCACCAGAAGGTAGACTTTTGTGATAGTAACTGGTGGATTTCACATCATGTTGATCAGGCAGTTGAGTATGATGCAACAATCCTGAAGGTGTATTTTGTTGCACACACTTGTACCAAAGTTTTCTATTCTGTGCATCCAGTTTTTTTGCAACTGTGAGTTTGATCCAACTATTCATAATGAATATTTAGGTGGTCATGGTCACCAATTGTATTTCTGTTTGATCATGTGTATGATATGATCAGGTGTGTGCCACCAGTCTGTTCTGTTTTCAATCAAATGCCACATGAGAAATTGCTCTTTTGATTGAAATTCCCTACCTTTTGTGATGTTCATGTTTTCTGGATGCCCATAAATTATGGGATCACTGGGTCCCCACAGCACCACACCAGGCTTGCCCAAGTCCCATGCATAATGCTGCACAAAGGAGTCACAGCTGATCCAAAAGTCACATTCATGAATGAGTGATGCTAGACCCTCCAGACTGAGGCCACATTGGAAATCTGGCACCAGTTGTGTTTCACCTAGCAGACCCACTTGCACAATGGGCTGTGGTAACTTGCTTATGAGCTCTGGCCACCAAGGGTAGTTTTTTGGGTTAACATGGTTATCAGGTAATTGTTTGGCCCAGGCACTTATCACAATCATGATTTGATTCCATACATTTTTTTGTAAGCAGATTCCAGGCTTTTGTCCCAGCCCCATTCATGCATCTTTTTATAAATGTTCCATTCATCCAGACTGCCAAACCGGTCCTTGGCTTCTTGTATGCTGGCACCTGGTATGATGTCTGGATAACATGAATACACCACAGGGTCTTTGATCATGGGTAACAGTCTCTTAAACACAATATGATCACCCATGCCATTATCCAGTACCACCACAGTACGATTTTTGTTTTGGGTATAGCTGTGAAATATGTGATTGTCTGCTTCATAAAGAGCTGCTTGATCTTGTGAGCGTATACCACCTTCATCCAGTTTCATGTGCCAGGTGACTGGTCCAGGCACCACCCATAACTGGTAACCTTTTTGATGCAATTGCCAGCTGAACAATGTTTCCTCTCTGTGGGCCACTCTACTCAATGACAAATTGTAGTCACACACGCCAGCTCTGTACAAGAAAGAGCAATGCAAGTGTTCCACTTGTTGTTTGTTTAAAATTCTGCCCCACTGTATGTTGGGTTCAGCATCTATACGATCTATCAGGCCTGTGGCCACACGTGGTGATTGATCCCAGCTGGGTGTCAAGCATGCAACTGCCACACCACCCACTTTATCATTCACATGTTGCAATAAGGTTTCCAACACTTGTGGTTCAGCTTGGTTGTCATCATCCACCCTCCACACCCATTCCGACGCTGTTTGGTTGGCCATCTGATGATTGTGATGTTGACCTTTTTTACCTGCCCATATCCATTCCCAACTGATGCCTCTAGCACTTATGATTTTGAACAGATTATCATAAACAGGCACACACCTAGGATCTATTGCATCCTCATTGTCATCATACACAATCAAATGATCAGGTACTCTGGTCTGCATGGCCACACTTTGTATGGCCAAGGGTAGTGTGGTGTTGTATCTGCCTTTGGTGCTTATGGAGCATAACACATGTGGTGTCATTATTTTTTCCAAGTCTCAATGGTGATGTTCATGGGTTCAAACTTGACAGGTGTGCCTGTGTGATCACACCACCACATCCCAAACGGCAGTGTGCTGGTGCATGTGAAACCCAGTGTGCGCAGCCTGTGTTGTGCAATCTCAAGGCCCTTGTGTGTGGGATGCATGTCTCCATGAATCTCCACTGCCACATGTGTGACTTTTTCAAACACATGATCTTCACTGTCCATGAGTATGTCGTACTCTGCACCTTCACAGTCCATTTTCAAAAACACATGTGGATGTGTGGTCATTTGTATCAATTGTTTCAAGCTCACTGTGGGTACTAACTCTGAATATTCACCTGGTTTATACAAACTGTTCATGTTGCTGTCTGTGTTAATGCCCATTGTGACTGGTCCTTGTGTGACACCCATAATTGCAGCTTTTATGGGTTGCACAACTGAGTTCATGTGTGCTCTCTGTAAATTATTACAAAGTATGTCATATGTGCTACCCACAGGCTCACAACTGATCACTTGCGGGGCACCCAACCCTGCTGCCAATATACTAAACATACCCAAATTGGCACCCACATCAATCACACTTGTATCACGAAAATGATCCGGTGTGACCTGATAAGTGTTTTCTTGAATTACTTCTTTGTACAATGCAGCACTTTCCTTGCTCACATGTTGCAGCCAATCATATTGTGTGGCCACATGTGTGTGAGAAACAGCCTTTGTTACAGGCACCACATGGGGGCTAACTTGTTGTGACACTTTGACTGCCAGTTTGTTCAGATTGTGCTCAAAGATGGAGGTCCATTCAGGAACCAAACTTGCATCATGCATGGTGCCTTCTGCTTTGTGGTACAATGGGAATGAACCTGTGTTAGTGCTGCCTGTATAGTGTGTTTGTTCCACATTCACAATCTGAAATCCTGCCTGTTCAGTGACCCAGCAGTATTCCATGTCCTCCCCACCACCCACTTGATAATCCTCGTTTAACAGACCCACTTTATTAATCACTTTTCGGTCAATCATCACACAAAAGAACACTGCAAAATCTCGCTGTGTCTGCTCACTGAACAATTTGAGTATGCATGTGATGCCTGTATTAGTCTGTGATTCAAAGGGTGCATTCAACAGGTTTAGCCAGTCGTGTGTGGATTGAGGCAGCAACACACAGTCGTTGTTTAACAACACCACTCTATCGCCCTTAGATGCGCTGATACCCGCATTACAGGCCTTTGCAAAGCCCAATGGTACATCATGTGTGATCACTTTTAAATGGTCACTAAACCCCAAACTTTCAAATTGGTGAGTCAATCTGTCCAAATAATATGAAGTGTTGTCTGTGCACCCATTTGCACAAATGATTAGCTCCACTTGATCCATGTGAGTGTGTGCAAGAATACTATCTACACATGGCTTTAACAAATCATCACAATGATTGAGGGTGGGGATAATTATGGAATATTTCACTAGGAATCCTTGTGGTTAGGTCAGGTATTATATTTGTTTTTGAGGTGAGCATTATTATGTGATTGTGCTTGTGCATAATCAGGAACCAGTTGAGCATCATGTATGGTGCCTTGGCCTTTGTGATAAAGTGGAAACTCACCGCTCCACACTCCTGCTTGTGCAGTAGTATGCAAACCATGGTCACATGTGGTCACGATGAAACCTGCTTCTTCTGCTTCAATACAGAACTCCACATCTTCACACCCGCCCACTTGATATGATTCGTTCAATAATCCTATATGATCAAACACTTTGCGATCAATCATGACACAAAAGAATAACAAAAAATCTCTGCTCACAATTTGTTCATGACTTTTTACCACACCAGATATCCCTGTGAGAGTGTTCTGGGTGAATGGAGCATGCAACAGATTGAGCCAATTATCACGTGCTTGTGGTAATAGTACACAATCATTGTTCAATAGCACAATTTTGTCGGTTGTGGCCATGGGAATGGCCTTATTGTTGGCGCCACTGTATCCCAACGGTGAGTCTGACCATGTGTATTTGAAGTGATTTCTCATGCCCACTTCACGGAATCTGTTATCCAAATCATGCAAATAACTCCATGTGTCGTCCACACATCCATTGGCACTAATAATGAGTTCCACATGTGTCATGTTGCTGTAGGCGAGTATGGAATCCACACAGGGTTTTAATAAATCTGCACAATGGTTGTAAGTGGGTATCACTATGGAATATTTCATGGGCATGGATTATTCCCGTTCACCTCTGCCACATTTCCACAAAATAATGACCAGGTGTCCAACTGACCACTTCTCCTTGGGCATTGTACCAATAAATGCCGATATTGTGGCTGTGTACACGTTTGAATCCCAACTGTGACAGTCTGTCCGTGATTACTTCTCTGGTTTTATGGACAGGATGCAGGTTGGTGTGAATTTCCAAATGTATGCATTTGATGCGATCAAACACTTCAGGCGCAGTGTCCAGTATGATGTCAAATTCTGCACCTTCACAATCCATTTTTAATATCACATTGTGACTGAATGTTTGTTTCATGATGTCAGCCAATGTGGTCACTGGAACCAGTTCAGATTGATCACTGTGTTTGTACACACTGTTGCTACCATGAAGATCATGCAACCCCATCATCAATGGTGGTGAGGGCACTCCCATGACTGCTTGCTTGTGACACTTAATTTTGTGTGAAAGACCGGTCAAATGCAAATTGTTCAACAATTTGTCGTGGGTCACACTCACAGGTTCATAAGCCCAAACTCTGCTTGCTCCTAGTGCCGCTGCCGCCACACTAAAAAATCCCACATTAGCACCTATATCAATCACTTCTTTGTTGCGCACATGATCCAGGCTCAAGTGGTATGAATTGTTTGTGAACACTTCTGCAAACAATGTGGGAGTTGCTGCATCTGGAATCAACAACTGAGGAAACATTTGTGCAATTTCCTGGGGAGATTGTGCCAAATAATCAGGAGTAAACTTTTCTTGCAGCATGATGGTGTTGTTGTTGAACAGCTCTGTCCAGTTGGGCACCAATATGGGATCATGCATGGTGCCTTCTGCCTTGTGCCAGATGGGGAAGTCACTGGCGTTGGTGCCAATGCTGGGTTCATATCTGGTTTTGGCCACACCCACCACTCGCCAACCAGCCTCTTCTGCCATGAAACAGTATTCTGTGTCTTCTCCTGCACCCACACCATATGCTTCGTTCAACATGCCAATCTGCTCAATCAGTCTGTGATCAATCAGGGTGCAGAAAAACACTGCAAAATCTCTGCCAGTTTGTGGAGAGTACAACATGAGTGTGCTAGTGATTCCCACAGTGGGGTCTGATTCAAAAGGTGCATTCAGTCTGTTTAACCATGTGTTGCGTGGTTGATGTAGTAGTATGACATCGTTGTTCAACAATAGCACACGAGCACCAGAGCTTGCTTTTATGCCTGCATTCACAGCACGACTAAAACCCAGTGGTTCATCATGCCACACCACTGTCAAATGATCACCAAAACCCATGTGTTCAAATTGCGTTTTTAATTGATCCAGATATGCTCTGGTATTGTCTGTGCAGCCATTGGCGCTAATGACCAGTTCCACATCAGTCATACGGCTATATGCTATCACACTGTCTATACAAGGTTTGAGCAAATCATCACAATGATTGTAGGTGGGTATGATGATGGAATATTTGAAGGTGTGGATCATGATCACATTATAGGATCTAAATTCCAACCTTTCAATAGACCAGACTCAAATAACATACAAACATATATGATATCTAGCTGGGCCGTGCTATACTGTTATTTATAGTGTTTTAGAACCACATCAGCCTTGTAACGGCCACGACCACATTGGAGAAGGGTTTTGGATTTCTTGTTCATTCTTGACATTCCAAGCATCTATAATCCATTGGTAGTCAGTTATGGAACTGATTACTTCATTTCTTACCATTCTACCAGTTTCATCTTCCCATTCTATTTCACCCCAAGTTTCATACCACTGAATGGCATGTATGCCTGGGGGTAATGAACTTAGGTCCACTTTATACCCCACACTGTTAATATTGACATAAGAATCCTGTGTGATAACTGTTAGTCTCATTGATTGCCTTCTATGAATTTTGGAATAGCATTCATGGTTGTAGCCAACAACACTTGTTGATTGGTTTCATTAGTTCTAACCATTTCATTCCTGAATGATTCTACTGCTGCACCTGTCTGACGCTGTTGCTGACTGTTTTCCACAAGCAACATGGGTAGCCAAGCAATTGCACATGCCCATTCATCCACTTCCTTGCCCTGATTGGGATCTGTTCCTCTCAAATGAGTGAACCAAGCACACTCCATTTGTTTGCATGGTTCAAAGTTGTGAAGAGGACAGTTGGATTTTACTTCATATCTCATAATATTAATCCTTTGTTGCTATGATTACATCCACATATGAAACAGCCAGGTTTATAGGATTACCTGTGAATGTGTGATTGTGTGCTATGCCTGTAAAGCTGCTTGATCCAGACCATGAGTGAGTGTGTACCTCGCCATTCGGCGCAGGATTCTGGCCGGTATTTTGTGGGGTTCCTATAGCGCCAAAAACACTTAAATCCGAACCTGCTGCAACTGAGTAACCTTGAAAAGAATTTTCTGTGTGAACGTGAGCAGGTATTTGGCTGGCACTCAGGGTAGTGTTACCCACTGTGCCGCTAACTGTCACAGTACCACTAGCAGTTTGATTACCTATGCTTCCGCTCACACTCTGTGAAGCAAAGGCTGTGGTAAAGGACACACTACCGCCGCTGCCAGCAGTGCTATTAACCACACGCAATGCTTTATCGTTATGTGTGGTCACTTTGGTCCACCCTGTGGGAGCAGTAGTTTGAACAAACAGCATGGCAGTGCCTGAAGGAAAAGCACTTACGCCACTAGTACCGCTGGTACCGCTTCTTCCACTGGTACCACTTATTCCACTAGTACCACTGATACCACTTGTGCCATTTGTTCCATTAGTGCCACTGATACCACTTGTACCACTTGTACCACTTGTACCATTTGTTCCATTAGTACCACTTGTGCCACTTGTACCACTTGTGCCATTTGTGCCATTTGTACCTGAGAATCCACTTCTTCCACTGGTACCACTTAATCCACTAGTACCGATGGTGCCACTTACACCACTGGTACCACTGATACCACTTGTGCCACTTGTGCCATTTGTTCCATTAGTACCACTTACACCACTGAAACCACTTGTGCCATTTGTGCCGCTGAAGCCACTTGTGCCATTTGTGCCATTTGTACCTGAGAATCCACTGAATCCGCTTCTTCCACTGGTACCACTTAATCCACTAGTACCGATGGTGCCACTTACACCACTGATACCACTTGTGCCATTTGTTCCATTAGTACCACTGATACCACTTGTGCCACTTGTGCCATTAGTACCACTTGTGCCGCTAAAGCCACTTGTACCATTTGTTCCATTAGTACCACTTGTGCCGCTGAAGCCACTTGTGCCGCTAAAGCCACTTGCTCCTGCTCCGCTAAAGCCGCTAAAGCCACTTGCCCCAACTCCACTGAAGCCACTTAAACCACTGAATCCGCTTCTGCCACTTGTGCCACTTATTCCACTTGTGCCGCTGAAGCCGCTAAAGCCACTTGCCCCAACTCCGCTGAAGCCACTTGTGCCGCTGAGTCCACTAGTGCCACTAAAGCCACTAAAGCCACTTGCTCCAACTCCGCTAAATCCGCTTAAGCCACTTGTGCCGCTAAAGCCACTTCCACCAACTCCATTAAGACCTGAAACT